CCTTTAACGTCAACCCCCCTCACCCATTTCCCCCAACCAGCCGACACAGGTATGCACATTGTTAAAAAAATAACAAAAAATATTTTGGTGAAAACTATTGACATTTACATGTACACATGGTATAATATAATCAGAGTTAAGGAAGAACACAAGATAGAACAAAAGAAAAATAAAAATTAGTTCAAATAGTTCTTGACAAACTTAACAAAACATGATATAATAAAGGTACAAACAAAGAAAGAGAGGAAAAGAAAATGAAAGAATACAAATTAAGTACAGCGAGAGGAAAACAGTTATATGATATGGGCAACACATGTTGCTGGAATAGTTTGCACAACTTATATGAAAAGTGGTCTACCGCAAAGGAACAAGCTTTTAACAGATGTTGGGAACAATATTGTAAAGGCGAAAATAGTACAGCTTTTGGTGTAGGAAATGCAAATTCATTTGGTTTTACAGCCAGTTGGTTAGAAACTAAAGACGGTGAGGACGTAATGCGAATAGAAACTAAAGATAATTCATACTTATTATGGTTAAATAGGTAGACCGGGAATGGCGGTTCAACTCCGCCACTACCATTCAGCACACCTGTGCTAGATTATAATTAAATAAAAGGGGAAATAGTTATGGCAAGAGAAAGAATGGTTACGAGGACAGTTGTTACTACAATGGTTGATGTTTTGGTTATTAACATTGAGACAGCAGAGACAGCTACAAAGAGTTTTGTGCTTACACAGAACATGGTAAAAGATGAAAAAACAATGCTTAACAATTCACAGGCTATGCTTGAAAAAGAGTGTGGCGAAATGTGGAAAGCCGTAGCAATCAAAAATGTAAAAGAGGAAGAAACTTTATATGGTATGAGTGAACAAGACTTTTTAAAATATGCAAAAGTGTTGCCGCCTAGATAAGCAGAAACATAACCAAAAAACGTAAAGGGTGAAAAATAATGTTAAACATAATAGCAAAAAACGTTAAATCAAAACTCGCAAAAAAGGTAAATGGAACAGTATCTTGTCACATCATAGGTACATCAACATTAGTATGTGATATTATAAATAACGGAAACGTTTTTCGTTATACAGAAAAATACACACCGTTTGAAATAAGTAACGGAATAACAAGCGCACAAATAGCTGATAAAATCATATACGCTTATTTGTTACACATAAAGAAAAAATTCTTCAAATAATATTTACACTTTGTTCATAATTTGTTCATATTTATATACTACAATATAATTGTAGTTAAGAAACAGATACGTTAGCCATAGCGAAAAGGGGCGGCGTAAAACCGCCCCAATTCACTCAATAAAGGTGGTGTAAGATTGTTAAAAGAAATGTTTGAACAGCTTGTATACTCCGATGATTGGGACAAGCACCATATTGTTAATAGATATGTATACACAAATAAGCAGTTGATGTTAATGGTTGAAGTAAATTCACCATATGCGTATAGTTTTGAGCACATGGAACAGCTTATACATAATGATGTACTAAACGTGGTGTCATTGGTTATAACTGATAGAAGTAAGCTAGATAGGTGTAGGTAGGGCTCGATTCCTTACCCTAGCATTAGTGCAAATTTGCACTAGGAAACAAAAAATCAATAATAGCCATGAAAGGAGAAAAAACTATGGCAAGAGTACCAATGGTAACAAGAACAATTACAGCGACAAAAGTAACAGCACTTTGTCTCAATATTGAGACAGCAGAACCGTTCAACAAAACTGTGACGCTTTCTGGCACGTTTAAAGACGAAAAAGCTATGATGAAAGCGGCTGAAAAGGTTATCAATTCTGACACTGAAAAAGCGGTACATATCGTAGATAGTGAGGAAATTGAAACTCTTTACGGAATGACGGAACAGGAGTTTATTGAAAAGGCTAAGGTTTTACCGCCTAGAACAAAAACGGAAGAGGAACAGCAGTAAACAACAAGAACAAAAAAAGGGGAATAAGCTATGAAAGGTTATGAAGTAAAAATCATTGAGACAAGCAAGGAATTATCGGCAAGGGAAAGAATTGCCCTCAAAAACTTTGACGATATGGTTCAGTTAGACGACGCCATTACAGCAGATTCACCCCGGTTACATATTGACGTTGACGGTTATGCAGTAGCAGAAGTTCACAACGAAAAGTCTGATAATATTGACTATGAAAAGTTCATCATTTTCGGAAAAGATGGACAGAAGTACATCACAGGTTCACAGCCGTTTTTCAGTTCTTTCAAGGAAATCTGGGACGAAATGGTAGATGAAAATGGGGATTGGGGTATCATCGCTTATAAGCGTGAATCCAATAACTACAAAGGTAAAGAGTTCCTTACTTGCACAATTTGTTAAAATAAAAAGCCCCCCCACTTAACGGTGGGCTGGGGCTTTTATTTTTCACAGAAAGGTGTAAACTATGGCTAAGAAATTAACTCAACTACAATTAGATTATAAAAAACAAGTTAAACGGTTAAAACAAGCCGTTAGAAGAGCAGAAAAAAGGGGTTATATAGTACCGGAAAATGTTATTCCAAAACAACCAAAAAGAATAACCAAAAAATCGGTAGAAAGATTAAAGAAGATAACCACAAAAGAAATCTACTCAAAATCAGAAAAGCTTGACATTGAAACTGGTGAATTGATTCCCGGTGAAGTAGCACGTAAACAGGAAAGAAGTGAATCCGCTAAGAAAGCGGCAAAAACAAGAAAAGAAAAGCGTTATAATGCTGAAAAAGGCGAAAGCGAATATTATGAACCGCAATATGAAACTTTTCCTAGTGGTGCAGATATAATAATAGGAAACTTTAAAGCAGAAATGACACGTTTTCCAGAAGTTGCACAGCCTATTGTAAACAAATGGCTTGACAGATTGTTAAGAGACTATTCAAAAGAAGATATTGCAGAAATGTTAGAAAATGCAGCGTCACAAGGTTTAGGCGTTGACTATTCGATTGCATATCGTGAAGATTTGCTTTTAGACAGGCTTTCAGAAATGTTTGACTTATTACCAGGAGCGTCTACTGGAAATAAAATTGACATAATGGAAGCCATGGAATATGAAGAAGATTGGGAAATGCCTGATTAAATGAAAACTAAAAAATACAGGTATTTCATGGGTGACTTTGAAACCACAGTATACAAAGGACAGGTAAACACAGAAGTTTGGGCTAGTGCTAGTGTTGAGTTGTTCAGTGAAGATGTTAAAATATTTCACTCAATAGGTGAACAATTTGAATATTTTACGTCTCTTAAAGAGAACATAATAGTATACTATCACAATCTTAAATTTGATGGTGCTTTCTGGTTATCATATTTAATGGTGGATTTAGGTTTCAAACAAGCCAGCGAACAACTAGACGCTGAAAATCCGTTTAAAGTGAGGTGGTTGCAAGAAAAGGAAATGCTGAATAATACCTTTAAATATAGTATATCCGACAGAGGACAATGGTACACCATTATAATAAAGGTTGGTGGGCATTTCATTGAAATTAGGGATTCTTTAAAATTGCTACCATTCAGTGTAAAACGGATAGGTGAAAGTTTTGGTACGAAGCACAAAAAACTTGATATGGAGTACACAGGTTTTAGATATGCAGGGTGTGAAATAACAGATGAAGAAAAGCATTACATAGCCAACGACGTACTTGTTGTAAAAGAAGCGTTAGAAATAATGTTCAATGAGGGACACACTGACTTAACAATAGGTTCGTGTTGTTTGAAAGAATATAAAAGAACAGTTGGTAAAGAAGATTATGAAATGTTTTTTCCGAACCTTTACGAAATGCCTATTGATAAATCAAAACACGGCTACGACAATGTTGGTGAATATATAAGAAAATCATATAGAGGTGGTTGGTGCTATTTAGTAAAAGGGAAAGAGGGGAAAATATACAAAAATGGTTGCACATTTGATGTAAACTCATTATACCCATCAATGATGAGTAGTGAGTCTGGTAATTATTATCCAGTAGGAACACCGCATATGTGGACAGGCAATATAATACCTGATGTAGCTTTATTACCTAATAGATACTACTTTATTAGAATAAAAACAAGGTTTTATATTAAAAAAGATAAGTTACCATTTATACAAATAAAATCTAGTCATTTATACAAAGGAACAGAGTGCTTAGAAACAACTGATGTGTACAATAAAGAAACAGGTTTATATTCACCATTTTACATAGGTTTTGACGGAAAGATTAAGGACACAAGAGTTGAATTAGTGTTGACAATGACTGATTTTCAGTTACTAAAGGAACATCATGAATTAGTTGATTTTGAAATACTAGATGGGTGTTGGTTTTATGCTGAAATAGGTTTATTTGATTCTTATATGGAAAAGTACAAAACTATGAAAATGAATAACAAGGGTGCGTTAAGAGAGTTGGCAAAACTTTTTCTAAATAATTTGTATGGGAAAATGGCAAGTAGTACGGACAGTTCATTTAAAGTGGCATATATAAAAGATGATAAATCGTTAGGATTCATGGCTTGCATGGAAAATGGTAAAAAGCCTGGGTATATTCCAGTGGGTTCAGCCATAACAAGTTATGCAAGAAATTTCACAATAAGAGCGGCACAAAAGAATTATCATGGTAAGGATAATCCGGGGTTTATATACGCAGACACAGATAGCATACATTGTGATATACCATGGAACACAGTATCAGGAGTAAACATACACGATAAAAACTTTTGTTGCTGGAAGCCAGAAAGCTGTTGGGATGTAGCTATTTTCACCAGACAAAAAACATATATAGAACACGTTGTGCAAGAAGATTTGCAAGATATTGATAAACCATATTACAACATAAAATGTGCTGGTATGCCAAAAAAGTGTAAAAATTTGTTTGAGTTATCTATGCAAGGGTTTACACCAGATGAAAATGATACAGACTACACATATGAAGAAAAGGAATTTTTAACCCATAAAAGAAAATTAGAGGACTTCACAATAGGCTTGAGTGTTCCGGGTAAATTAAGACCAAAAAGAATAAGGGGTGGCATACTGTTAGTAGAAACACCATACCAAATGAGATAACAGAAAAGAGGGCTTAACGCCCCCTTTTCTTTTATATCTGTAACTTTTGGGTATTCAATGCGGTACGCTACCGATATGAATTGTGGCAGTATCTTCCACCTGTGCGTTCCACAATGTCACATTGAATATAGCAAAAGCAGATACCTTAATAACTTAAACTTTTTAGCAACGCTTCTTTGCACCTTAAATCTTTAAATCTAAAACACCCTTTTTCAAAATAAAATCTAAGTGTAGCAAGAAAAGCGTCATTTCTTTTTAACATAACATAGTTAATTTCATGGTCATCAGTAGTTACTGTTATTTTAAGTCTAAAAGTATTATCACTTCTATCATCAATGTAAATAACACCCGAATCAGCAAATTCACGCACACCGTACTCAATTCCTTTGTACTTAATTGTACATAAATATCTACCAACACCTTTTGGTTTTTCAATAAAAGCCTTGTTATCATTAAGATAAACACATTCACTACTATAAGCAACATAACTATTTTTAGAAAATGCTTTATTGAAACCACTATCTTTTTGCGCTCTGCTTGCAGTTTCAATAAAACCTTGTTCCAAAATAAAACCATTACCGCGCAAAAATTTTGTATCATCTTTTAATCTTTCGCTTATTCCTAATTCTACAAAGTATGGGTTTATAATTGATACCGGATTGCTAAGCATAAAAACAGGAACATATCTGCTTTGTTTTCCCTGACCCCTAGCAACACTTGTATGAACCGAAATAAACTTTCTTATTTCATCAGAACAATAGTGATTCGTTTCACTTTGAAATTCATCAAATATCATTCGTTCTACATCACTAAACAGGTGAGAATATTTCTTTAACTGGTCTGCACTATTTAATGAAATAGCGTATCCACATGGTTCATCATCTAAGAACAACTCATGGAATATACCAGAAGCCCTTCTTTTGCTTGTCATTATACTACCATTAAAAAATAATGTTGACAAGTCTTTAAAAAATTTTTCTGCACAATCATCAAGCTCATAATTGTATCTATATATGAGTGCAAATTTTTCACCTTTTTCTTTGAATCTATTTACACACAGCCTACCAAAATAGGTTGTTTTTCCACCAGACCTATTACTTGTAATTAAATATAACTCAGGTTTGTTACCATTTATATCTAACATACTAAGTATCTTAGTACCGTCATAATATGCACTATTCAAAAAAACACATCCTTTCTTATTAAATTATAACATAAATATTGACTTTTTGCAAGCAAAATGATATAATATTAAAAAAGAAAGGGGTTCACATCATGGACGCTAACACTATTATTCAGCTTGTTGGTAGCTTAGGTTTTCCTATTGTAATGTGCGGTGCTTTGTTCTGGAGAATGGTAAAATCTGACGAACAGCATAAGGCAGAGATGGACAAATTAAGTGAGGCATTAAATAACAACACAATAGCCCTCACTAAATTGTCCGATAAACTTGAAAAGGGGGATTAAAATGGACGTTACAGCAATTAACTTACCACAAACTGTTTCCGTATCACTTTTAGTAATTGCTGGTGCGTTTGGTAATGGTGAAGAAAGAAAAAAGAAACTTACTGACAGCGGTTACGACTACAATACGATTCAGAAATGCGTAAATGAGTTGTTACCTATTATTGAAAAGTATGGTGAATGATATGCCTTCAATTCAAAACGCCTATAACTGGGCAGTAGAAACTTGTGCCGCTGATAATGTGGGATATTCACAGCAATACAGAAATCAGCAAACCGTAAACGGCATTACATATTATGATTGTTCATCATTTATATGGTATGCTTTAGTAGCTGGTAGTTTTGATGTAAAGTCTGCAAATGGCGGTAGTTCATATCCGTTTTGGACAGGCACAGAAGCCGCTTGTTTGCGTGTATTAGGTTTTGTAAAGCACAGCCCAGACGAACCGTGGAAACCAGGTGACATTCTTATAAGAACAGGACACACTGAAATGGCTTTTGATGAAACTAGAACCATGGGAGCGCACACATCAAAAGTGCCATTAGCGGAACAGGTTTCTATCAATGCCAATGACAGTAGGGGAAATTGGCTTGAATTATGGCGGTGGGAAAATGGTGCAGTTAATGAGTGGATAAAAGGTAACAGGTGGCTGACTATTGGGGAAATGCAGAACAACGCGACAATCGTTTTCAATAATTTACTTAGTAATGGGTTCACTGTTGAAAGTATTTGCGGTATATTAGGTAATGCTGGTGGACTTTACACGCTAGGTGAAAGTTCTATCAATCCCGGCATATGGCAAAACTTAACACCAAACCCACAATTAGGTTTTGGCTTATTCCAATGGACACCATCTACAAATTACACCGATTGGGCTGACGCTAATGGTTATGAACATGATGATGGTTATGGACAGCTTAATTGGCTTGTTAATCAAACAGTGCCGTCTGGACAGTGGATACCCACTACCGATTATCCAGAGACATTTGACGAATTTAAGATAAGCACAAAAGACCCCGAATATCTTGCATACGCTTTTCTTAACAATTTTGAAAGACCAGCAGACAGAAATCAACCAGCTAGACAGAGTAATGCTAGATACTGGTATGAATGGTACATAAATTCATATGTACCGCCAGATAATCCACCGCAAAACGGTGGAGAATGGAGTTCAAAAATGCCTATATGGTTTTACTTAAAAAGGAGGTTATAAAATGCCATTTAAAGATGGAATTTATCAGCATGAAAGCGGATTCACTGTCATGGTAAATAATGGTGTGGTTATGTTATCACCAAACCACCCATTAAGTATCAGGCTGTCTGAATTATTTGACACATCTAAGTGGAAGGAGGTGAAATGATGTCTGTTAAAGACAGGGATTCTATTTTATCGGCTGTTAAACAGATGATTGGTGATAACACATCAGATGAAGCTATCGCATTGATGGAAGATATTACCGATACAATTACAGATTATGAAACTAAGGTAGCAGACAAAACTAACTGGAAAGCTAAATATGATGAAGTGGACGCAAGCTGGCGTAGAAAATACATTGAAAGGTTTTCCGGAAAAACAGGTGAAGAAATTAAAAACGAACAGGAAGAACAGATTAAAGATGATGGTGAAATCCGTTCTTTTGACGAATTGTTCACAGAAAGAGAGGGGTAATAAATATGACAACTATTCCTAAAGTTGTGACATTAACCAATTCAAGCGTTGATATTCTTAACGCTATTAGAAACAACGCTACACAGAATTACCGGGATTATGTTCCGAAAGCTACGCCTGACGCTGATAGTATCAGACAGATTGGTGCTATTATTATGGATTATCCGGCATTACAGAATGAATTTCTTAGCGCACTGGTGAACAGAATCGGGCGTGTTTTAATTACGTCTAAGATGTATGATAATCCATGGTCTTTCTTTAAAAAAGGATTATTGGAATTTGGTGAAACTGTTGAAGAGATTTTCGTAAACATCGCTAAACCGTTTCAGTTTGACTCGGCTGTTGCTGAAAGTAATGTATTCAAGCGTGAAATTCCTGATGTAAGAGCGGCATTTCACATTATGAATTATCAGAAGTTTTACAAGGCTACAATAAGCAACGACCAGCTTAGACAGGCTTTTCTTAGCTGGCAGGGTATCAGTGACCTGATTGCTAAGATTGTGGATTCAATGTACACTGGCGCAAACTATGATGAGTTCCAGACAATGAAATATATGCTGGCAAGGCACATTTTAGATGGCCATATGTACCCTGTTGAAATTCCAGAAGTAACAACTGCAAACATGAAAGGCATTGTATCTGCAATTAAGGGTATCTCAAACAAGTACACATTTTTATCCACGCAGTACAATCTGGCTGGTGTTGCTAATTACACAGCTAAAACAGACCAGTATATGCTTATTAACAGCACTTTTGACGCCACCATGGACGTTGAAGTTCTGGCAAGTGCTTTCAATATGGATAAAGCTGAATTTGCTGGGCGTCGTGTGCTTGTTGATAGCTTTGGTTCGTTAGATACAGCCAGATTAGCAGAACTTTTTGCTAATGACCCGACCTATGAAGAAATCAATTCAGACGAGTTAGAAGCGTTAGACAAAATTCCAGCAGTATTAGTTGACAGAGATTGGTTTATGATTTTTGACAACTTTTACAACTTCACAGAGCAGTACAATGGTGAGGGATTATACTGGAATTACTGGTATCATGTTTGGAAAACTTTTTCGGTTTCTCCGTTTGCTAATAATGCCCTGTTTATTCCGGGAACTCCTGGTGTAACAAACGTCACAGTTAGTCCGGCAACAGCTACGGTTTCTGCTGGACAGAGTGTACAGCTTGCAGCTAACGTAGAAACCACAAACTTTGCACCTAAAAGTGTCACATGGAGTGTAGATAGTGAATATGCTACAGTTGATAACAGTGGTAAAGTTACTATGGCTAGTAATGCACCAGCTTCAACAAACGTAACGGTAACAGCCACTAGCACATATGATACACCCAAAAAGGGAACAGCTACAGTGTCTACGCCAGCCGCTTAGTCCACCAAAATTTACGAGTTATCCACAGTAAAAATGTGGATAACTCCATTTGAAAGAGAGATGGATTTAATTATGTATATTGCACCTAATTCAACAATAAAGATATTAAAAAATGTACATATTGACAACACATACCAACACACAATTCATTTCAATGGTTCAGCAGAACAATCAGCTTATTTTTCATCGCTAGCTAAGTACAATGTTGCTAATTACACATACCAGAGAAAAGAAAGAATTTTGCGTGTTGGTATTTTAGCAGATAACTTATACGATTGTAATTACATAATGTTCCAGAATACGGCTTTCGGAAATAAATGGTTTTACGCTTTCATCACTAATGTCGAATATGTCAACAATGAATCGTCAAATATCAGCTTTGAAATTGATGTAATGCAAACGTGGTATTTTGATTATACTGTTAGACCGTCCTTTGTTGAAAGAGAACACTCAGCTAGTGACAATATTGGTGACAATTTAGTTCCAGATGATCTGGAATTAGGTGAGTATATCATGGATGACTTTGATGGTACTAATTTATTAGGTCAAAAAAGCATTGTCGTGGCGGCTACATTCAATAAAGATTTAGATGATAACACTGGAGGTATGTACAGCGGAATTTATTCGGGGTTGTTTTACAACGTGTTTGACAACTATTCTGATGTAAATGAATTTATCAATGACGCTACTAATGCAAACAAGGCGTCTGGTATTGTTTCAGTGTTTATGATGCCTAAAAACATGGTAGCAAATATTGGAGAAAGTGTACAAATATTTGAGGTGAATAAGCCTAAAAAAGTCACAGGTCAAATAGACGGATATACACCTAAAAATAATAAGATGTATACTTACCCATACAATTTTATGTATGTCACAAACATGAATGGTGTAGGTGTTCCTTTCCCCTATGAGTATTTTAGCGACCCTGATAATTGCACATTTGGTCTGGCTGGTGATATGTCATGCAATCCACAAGTAGTTTTATACCCAGAAAACTACAAAGGTGTACCAGCAAATTATAATGAAAAAATGATTTTAGACGGTTTCCCTCAGTGTTCATATAACACCGACAGCTTTAAAGCATGGCTTGCACAAACTGGTGTATCGCAATTAGTATCACTAGCTGGTGGTGGAGCGGCTATTGCTGGGGGTGTCGCTAAAGCTGGTGCTACTGTTGCCGCTGGTGGTACTGCCTTAGCTATTGGTGGTGTACCTATTGCCGCTGTTGCTGGTATTGCCGCAGTTGCTGGTGTTGTTGCTGGTGTGATACAGCACGCTACATTACCCATGCAAGCCCAAAACTCACAAGGTAGTTCAGCTATGACAGCATTAGGGTTAAAAGATTTTGCGTTTTGCCATATGCATATAAGAGGGGAATTTGCTAGAATTATTGATGAATACTGGAATGTTTATGGTTATCCAGTTCATAGAGTTAAATTACCTAACATTTCAAATAGACCCCATTGGAATTACATTAAAACTATTGGAGTTAATATCGTTGGTAATGTTCCAGCAGATGATTTGGCAAAAATAAAATCATGCTACAATAACGGAATTACTTTCTGGAAAAATGGTGCTGAAATTGGTAGTTATGATTTAGATAATAACATATAAAGGGGGTGAATATGTGGCTAAAAGAAAACGTGAACCATGGGCTTCATTTGACATGAATAATAGGACGTACACACACTATTATAACAGACTAGCTGAATTGGCTATCAGTATGTTTGAATGGAGTGGTTTACCAGACAGCATTGACCCTAGATTTCTGGAATTAACTTTATTCAGTGACGGTATGGCTGTATTTTTTAAGGATGATGTTATGGACAAGTATTTAGCACTTCAAACAATGATTGGTGGAAATCTTGATGTTTACAGAATCCCTAAAATAAGGACAGCATATGCGGCTAATGGTTATAACATGAAACTTAATGAAAGCAATTCTGTTATCATTTTCAACAATATGTTGCATACTAATTGTTTATCTGATATAGAACTGTTTGCTTACAAGCTGTATGAATGTGATAGAACAATGGTTGTAAACATTAAGGCACAAAAAACACCTGTTATGATAACTTGTGATGAAAACCAGAGATTGACCATGAAAAATCTTTATGCACAATATGACGGAAATGAGCCGTTTATATTCGGTGGAAAAGATATTGACATGAAAAAAATTCAGGCTATCATAACAGGAGCACCATATGTAGCAGACAAAGTATATGAAACAAAAACGCAGATTTGGAATGAAGCTATGACGTACTTAGGTATCAGCAACGTATCTATGATTAAGAAAGAGCGCATGGTTACTGATGAAGTTAGTAGAAACATGGGTTCTACGGTAGCTTCACGCTATACGCGTTTAGAAATGCGTAAACAGGCGTGCGAACAGATTAACAAAATGTTTGGACTTAATATTGATGTAGAATATAGAGCTGACGTTCAAACTTATACTGATGAAGATATGGGTAAATATGTCAACGAAACTGATACAGAAAGTGAGGGTAATGACAATGAGTAAATACACAACTGAATTACGTTATATTTGTGAAACCCTTGCTGGTTTGAGTGAAAGCGTTGGTTATGCTGACATTGAAGAAGTGATAAAGAATTGCTTGCCAAAAGTGTTTGATTTTAACTTTCCTATATTTGATGAAAGTTATAGGAGCGTTTTGGAAACCAAAATCTTGCGTCATTATTACACAAGAGAGATTGGGCTGGAAACGGTTGGCTTGTGGAAATTAAAACTTTCCACAAAGTTAAATGAAATTATGCCGTACTATAATAAGTTATACAAAAGTGAACTTATTGAATTTAACCCACTCTATGACGTAGAACTAACTAGAGAAAGAAAAATAGAGGGAAAAGGGACTAAGGACACGGAAAACAGTGAAAATAGGAGCGGTAGTAATAATACAGAAACCACACAGAACAATGATTCAACTGTAAAGGAAACTGGTGGTGATAAAAGCACTACAAACGGAACAGCTAACGGTACACAAAATCAGAATACTAATGGTAATGGTACAAATATGTATTCTGATACACCGCAGGGTGCTATAACCGATTTACAAGCTGGTAGATACTTAACTAATGCAACTATTGACAGTGCTACAAACACATTTGCTGGTGCTTCTAGTGATACAACAACACAGACAACAGAAAACACAAATAATTCCACAGTAGATTCAAGTGGAAGTGTTGACGGTACAACTGAATCAGATTTTAACTCAAAAATGGATGGATTCAGTAATACTACTTTAAGCAACACAGAGGATTATCTTGAACGCGTTATCGGTTCTAATGGTGGAGAAAATTTCAGCAAAAGATTAAATGATTATCGGTCAACATTTATTAACATTGATATGATGGTAATAAATGAATTGGAATATTTGTTTTTTGGGCTGTGGTAAGAAAGGAGACTAATTATGAGTTTTAATTGGAACAATGTAAAACCTGCTTGTTGTGCAAGATGGTTGGTTCTTCCTACTGTATATTCAGACGCTTTATCTTATGGCGAACAGCTTGATAAGTTCTGTCACCAGTTAAACCAGTTAATTGAAAACAACAATATTCTTCCTGATTTTATCGCTGAAATGATTAAAGAATATATCAATAGCGGTGCAATCGGTGAAGTAGTTAGAGACATTTTAGCTGACTACATCTTAAATGTAAAATATCCGCCTAATGGCATTAAACCTGCGGTTGGTGACGGAAGTGCTGATGATACAGAAGCTATTCAAGGGTGTATTGACTATGCAAGTGCTAACGGTGGAGTTGTATACTTACCTTATGGTTCTTATCTTACACAGCCGCTTACGGTGAAAGATGGTGTTAGTCTGTTTGGTTTTGACAGATATAGCACTAAGATTGTGTTAAAGGGTGGAGCGACTAAACCGCTTATTGGTGGAACTGTTGCTGATTTCTCTATTGCTAATCTTACGCTCGATGGTAATAGTGGTATTCAGGTTAATAACGTAAATGTTGTTACAATTGTAGCAACTAATGTTCTGTTTACTAACTTGATTATTAAAGACGGCTACACGCTGGTAAACTATGTTGGAACTGGTGGGCATTTCCAGATTAGTGACGTTGTGTTTGGGAACGCTGTTGAAAAGTGCTTACTTACTACTGGAAACGCTGATGTTCAGTGTGAGAATATGGTGTTCAATCAGTTATCTGCGGTTGGCGGTGTTTCTGTTATGGACATTGGCACTGATGGTGGTTTCTTCAATGTGAAAAGCCTTGCAACGTGTAACCAGTGTATTGTTGTTACGGGAAACAATAACAAAATTTCTGCTATTGTGGAAAACGCGGCTATCCCTATTGTGGATAACGGCTTGCAGAATAACATTGAAATCTTTGGTATCAGTAATAAGGAATTTTACTCTGGTGATACTAGTAAAGATGTGAGCGGTAGTTATTCTAAACACGTTGGTGGCACTTACACGAAAGAGGTTGACGGCAATGCTAATGAAAGTGTTGACGGAAATCTTAGTTCTATTGTGAAAGGTGTTACTACTGAAACATACACAGGTGATAGAAATGTCTATGACAACAATGTAACTGAAACTGTTAAAAATAAAATTATTGACGGCGATAATTTTATACTTAAACTAAAAAACCCGTTAACGTATAATAAACCTATTGATGGGACATATTTTAATTATGTAAAGTTTAAAGACGATACTGGTGATTATAATGTGCTAGTTGAGAACGAAAACACGGGGTTGCTTAACTTCAATAATGCTAAAACATTTGGTGTAATTGGTGATGGTGTTACAGATGATTCAGACAGCATTCAAAAAGCGCTTAATTATTCTAGGGGAAAATCAATTTATTTTCCAGCTGGTGTGTATTTAATTAGTAAAACTATCACGCTACCATCTGATACGTTTATGTTTGGAGATGGTACTAATACTGTATTTAAAGCAAATTTAAATGCCTTTGATATGTTTGTGTCTGAAAACTTTTATGATTTAACAGGCAAAGACGCACATGATATGACAGTTAAAAATATTTATCTTAAAGATTTTACTATTGACGGTAATTATCTTTCAGATTTAAATTCAAACACTAAAACTGGTAGAATATCAGGGCGTGGGTTGTGTATGTACTGTAACAATTATTACCTTAATAATGTAACAGTGTGCAACAACCCAGATGAGGGTGTTTGGCTGGAGAATACAACATATAATAACCCACCTCTGAATTTAATGTATTCCAGTGAATGGTATTTGGCTAATTGCTGTGTTAAATTTAACGGTAAACACGGTATCTATTCTGTTAATACATTTGACTTCGTGTTGATAAATACCACAGTTGCGTCAAATTCAAGAGCTGGTGATAACACTTATGATAATTTGCATATTGAAAGCGGAAACGCTAAAATTATTGGGTGCCACATGTTTAATAACTATGGTGAGATTAAAACTAGGTCATCAATTTATTTGGCACCTGACGTTGGTCTTACTACTGTTGATAGTTGTCACGTTGAAGGCTCATATACGCCGTTAATTACACTTGCTCCTAGAGGTGTATTTACTAATAACGTTTTCTATGCATCATTTGGTGTTAATGATGTAGAAGTTGGTGCTAACGGTAATACTTTTATTGGTTGTGTTTTCAATAACCAAAATACAGACCCTACACACCAGTATAAAACATGGAAAGGTGCGTTCAGATTTTCAAATAATGCTAGAAACGTTGTTGTTGAAAAATGTATTATGAACAATACGCCTTTTAGCACAGATTTAGATGGATTAGGTGAGTTAAACAGCTTTGATATTTACGGGTATAATAACACAGGTGTTGACGGAAATTATTGCATGGTAAACCCAGCGACAAAAGCTAACGTAACCATTAGAGGTGATTTTGGTAAACAAAGCGAATTTTATAGACGGTCACTTGAATATTCTGTAAATTACAGTAGAGTTATTGTTATTGGTGATTCGTTTACGGCTGGTGACGGTGTGTCATATAAATGGTATCAACTTGTTAAAGATTTAATTGTTATACCACAATTAGAGGTTTTTGCTTATGGTGGTGTTGGATTTATCAACAAAGCTACTTCTGAACAGGTGACGTTTAAAGAAGCTATTCAAAATTTAATTTTGCCAGCTATTGATAAACCTGACGAAGTTACTCTGGTTATCTTACAGGGTGGGCTGAATGACGCTGTGCAGAAATACGAAGATGAAAAAAACGCTGTGGGTGAAACACTGTATGTGGCTAAAACGGCATTCCCTAATGCTAAAGTTGTTGGTTTAACATCGTTAAATTATGATGTTATGGATTCAAACACTTTACTCGGTATAAACGAAGGGTTCATGGAGCAAGATTGCTATAACACTGTAAATGGAAATGCCTGGCTGGCGTTAGGTGATAACTTAGTTGGAGAAGATAATAAACACCCTAATCAAAATGGACATAATTATATTGCAAAAATGTTCTGTAACTGGTTGTTTAACGGTGACGCTAGACCTTATAGAAAAAAAGTGTTTGGAAATGAAAATAACAAAGTTGTTTTCACGGTTAATAATGATGTTGTGTCAATGTGCGGAACTGGCAACTTTAATGGGTTGACTAGAAATGTTAATTATTATAAGTTGTTTGATTTGCCTAATGGTGGAATTTATTGGGCAAACGACCAGAAATTCCCTATTTATACTGATGTTGGTTTGGCTTACCTTTGGATGTATAATAAAGAAGTAAGAATTTTATTGCAAAATGAAAGTACACCTACTAACTTTGTTTTTAACATAACAACTCAGATACCTACATTTACACCGTTTAATTAAAATTGGTGTGGCTCATTTTCACCAATTATTTGGTGAGGGTGAGCCACTTTAACGTGTAAATGGGTGAGGGGGG